TTCTTACTACTACTACTACATCTACTGCATATACTTCGGGAAATACAGCCAATCAAGTTATATTTGAAGTGCCTGTAGTAGAATTTTATCAAGGTGAATTTCAAATACGTTCAAGTGATTCTGGCACCCCAGACATGCAAAATATTACATTGACCGCAAGTATTACTAATAATCTAGCCGGTGTAAGATTTACTGGACATTCAACATTGTTTAGAGGTAATGCTATTTGCAGATATAATATGGATGTATCAGCCGGTAATGTTAGAATTTTGATAAATCCATTAGCAGATATAGGAATAGAACATTTTATAGCGGCATATATAACTTATCCAGATCAAGTAGTTATATCAGGAATTGAGATTGCATTAGATGGATATGCTAATGGTTATTTATTAGGCACTGAAAATAATTTAATATTAACGACGGAATCAGAATGAGAGCAAAAGAATTCATTACTGAGCAAAAATTATCTGATATACATGATGGTTTGGAAGTAGCATCTGTGTCTCTTCCAAACACTTATGTTATTCCAGATTTAAAGAACAATGACTTCTATGAGTTATATCGTTTCGGTGTAGCAATTGCCGCAGTAAGAGGTGAAAACGGACATGATGATGTTCAAAATGGACATAAGCCCGAGTTTAGAGCAGAAACTAGTTGGGGAGAACAACAAGTAGTTTCCTCTGAGTTTGACAAAGAACTTGGTAAAACTATTGACCAAGCATTACAGAAAGTTGGAAAATCCGGCAAAAAATCAGTAAGCTCATTCGGAAGCAATGAAATGGATGATACATTAACTCAGTCACCAGTAAAAGCTTTTAAAGGATATAAAAGAAAATGAGAGCAAATGAATTTATATCCGAAGCTAAGATGGGTAAAATATCTAAACGTCAACAACAGGCTACACGTGGGTTAAATATTTTTTCAAAAAAAATAGATAGCTATGATAGAAACTATGATTTAAATCGTTTAATGATGGCTGTCGCAAGTAGTGATGGTATAAATCCAATTGAAATGCCTGCAGAAAGTTGGGTAGGCAAACACAACACTACACACCCCTATACTAAAGAAGAACAAGATATGCTTAAATTAGCATATAAAGCTGCCGGATTAGCATATATAGATTTAAATAAAGGTGATATGGATAGTGAAGAATTGCCTGGTACAAATACTCAAAGTACTGTAAAACCCTTTAAAGGCTACAAAAGAAAATAATTCAAGGCATATCAACTAGAATAAGTAATTATATCAAATTACAGGATTCTAAATGATTGATATTAACAACACTGTTGACTTATTAAAATTAAAGTTTTACAACGAATGGCTTTATACAGCCCATATATATGAAGAAGGTGATAGTAAGTTTCATAAACAGCTTACTTCTCAGGTAGTGACTCAATATATTGACCCACTAAATATTCCAAAAACTGCTAAAATCTTAGATTTGGGTTGTGGTCCCGGCTATTTCTTAGATGAAATGAAACAACGTGAATATACCGATCTTACTGGAATTACATTAAGTCCAGGAGATATTAAAATCTGTGAAGATAAAGGTCATACGATTAAAACATATGACTTAAGTTTCTTACCACAAAAAGACGGTTATTTTGATGAAAGTGTTGATTTCATTTTCTTACGTCATGCATTAGAACATAGTCCATATCCTATCTTTAGTTTGATGGAATATAATCGTGTATTGAAACAGGGTGGTAAACTTTATATTGAGGTTCCCGCTCCTGATTGTGAACGCAAACATGAGTGGAATTTAAATCACTATAGTATTTTAGGTGAACAGCAATTGGCTGCATTATTAGAACGTTGTGGATTTACTGTTAATAGATTTGAAAACTTTGAATTTGATTTAAATGCTTCAAATCCAAATGATCCTGATAATCCATTAGAAATGAAAGAAAAATACTATTGTGTAGTTGCTACTAAAACTAGACCATTAGATATTAAATAAACGATAAATACTCACTAACAAGTGAGTATTTTTATGGCCAATTCACCTTCACCGTTCGCAAACATTGCTGGTATTGTAGACCTAGAGCAACACAGCAGTAACCCCGGTGAAACAATGCTATTGTATTATTCAGGTGGTGCTACCGACCTGTCATGGGAAGTGGGTAGACCCGCGGGAGCTACCACAGTGACCAGTCACTTTGATATCAGCGGTTGGTATCAAATAGCGTAAATATTAGTTTGGGAACACCACCCAAACTAAATACTTGCTATGAGTAATGCACCTTCACTAGTAAAAAATCCTTATACTAAAACAGTTTTTAAAACTGACAAAGAACTACAGGATTTTATCAAATGCTGTGACCCAGATACAGGTTATCTATATTTTATGGATAACTTCTTTATGATACAGCACCCTACAAAGGGTAGTATGGTCTATCATCCCTGGCCCTATCAACAACGATTGATTGAAACATATCACAATTATCGTTTCTCTATTAGTTTGATGCCTCGACAGTCAGGTAAATCTACTTCAGCCGCCGGATACTTACTCTGGTACGCAATGTTTGTTCCAGACAGCACTATCTTAGTTGCGGCACACAAGTATACAGGTGCTCAGGAGATTATGCAACGTATTCGTTACGCATATGAAAACTGCCCCGATCATATTAAAGCAGGTGTAACAACATACAACAAAGGCTCATTAGACTTTGAGAACGGTAGTCGTATTGTATCAGCAACAACTACTGAAAATACAGGTCGTGGTATGTCTATTACACTACTATACCTAGACGAGTTTGCGTTCGTTAGACCAAGTATTGCTAAAGAATTCTGGACATCTATTACTCCTACATTATCAACTGGTGGTAAAGCGATTATAACAAGCACGCCAAACAGTGACGAGGATCAATTTGCGTTCATATGGAAAGGTGCTAATAAGACAGAAGATGATTTTGGTAACACAACTGAATTAGGTATAAACGGATTTAGAGCATACAGAGCACATTGGAATGAACAACCGGGTAGAGATCAAAAGTGGGCCGATGAAATGAAAGCACAGCTTGGTGAGGATCGTTTCAACCGAGAGATTGGTTGTGAGTTCATTATTGCTGATGAGACATTAATTAATCCAAACACATTGTTGATGATGGAAGGTATAGAACCTGTTAATCGTATAGGACAAGTACGTTGGTATGAGAAACCAAAAAAGGGCAATATATATTGTGTTGGATTAGATCCAAGCTTGGGGACAGGTGGCGACCCAGCTGCCATTCAAATCTTTGAGGCAAACACTACAACCCAAGTAGGTGAATGGAAACACAATAAAACAGATATCCCTAACCAAATCAAGCTACTAGCACAGATAAACAAATATATAGTAGAATGTACCAATGAACCTAATAACATCTATTATAGTATTGAATGTAATGGAATAGGGGAAGCCGCTATTGTATCATTAAACGAATACGGGGAAAGTAATATCCCGGGTATCTTTATCAGCGAAGCAGGAAAAGGTCGTAGAGGATTTAACACGACCAATAAAAGCAAACTAGCAAGTTGTGCTAAATTTAAAACATTGGTTGAAAGCAAGAAAATGACAGTAAATAGTCGTAGTCTTATAAGTGAATTAAAAGCATTTGTAGCACATGGTGGTAGTTATGCCGCTAAAATTGGTGATACCGATGACTTGATTATGGCTAGCTTATTAGTAACTAGAATGTTACAGCATTTAAGTGATTATCACGTTAATTTAGAGACACAGATACGTGATCACGATGAATACATAGCTCCGTTACCCTTCTTTGCGGTCATAAGCTAAGACAAAAAAGATAAATACAATATGGCTAAAAACACAGAATCAATAAACCGCTCATTATTTGAGTTATTACGTAGTAGAGGTTATGCTCCTACACTATTAGATACTTCTGGTAAGGAAATTCCAGTACCGGAAGAAGCAGAAGTCTTTCAGTTTAAGTTTACCAAAGACGGAGAAGAATACGGTACAGTAACAGCATCTATAGATGGATTACACAAATTAGTAATTTATTTTGGTGATGATGTTGCTAACAGTGAAAAAGAAAATAACGGCGGAGATGATTCTTGGTATAAACTATTGAATCATTTGAAGCGTTTTGCACAGCAACATCAGTTGAGTTTTGAAGTTAAAAATAGAGACCATTTAAAATATGATATGGCAAAAAGGGAACATATGAAAAAGCAAGAAAGAATATCAGAAGGCTACTATCCAATGGGTAAGAAAGCCAGTTATAATGACAATATTCCAACAGTTAAGATTGTTATTGAACATAGTCGTCAAATTGAAGAAGGTGAACAACGTTATCGTAATGTAAACCGTATTTTCTTAGAGAATACACAAGGCGAACGAATTCTTGCCCCTACAACTAAGCCAGGTATTGCTCAAATATATGCCCGTCATTTGGCTGAAGGTGGACTACCGCATGATGACCGTTGGAATCACATTGGTAACTTATGCGAAGAATATCAAAAGATGGCAGGATTTGTTCGTGCCACACGTAACAATCAATTTAATGAATCAGCACAACAATTAGTTAATGAGGGTATTAATCATTACCAAAGTTTAAGAGAATCATTAAGTAAGATGCGTGGTTCACGTGGTTACAATAGTTATTTTGAATCATATACTCCTCCATTAATGGAAGATGAGACAGAAGAAAACAACTTGAATGAGTTGTTTGTCCAAGAAACATTAGATCCACGTATTGAGAGTGTAATGCCAATATTAAGTAAGTTACATAAAAAAGTAGCTGAAATGAAAGAAGTTAATGAATTAAGTGAATGGGCTGATAGTTTAACAGAAGCCCCCGGCGCAGAAACATTAAAGCACAATGATGATACTGAAGCTAATAATCTAAAAGCCTTTGATTTAGCAGAAGATGATGATTTGCAAGAACCAGCCATTGATGAGTTAGACGAATCTGACACGCAATCTAATAATCCAGGTGGTATCCCGGAAGATGATTTAGATGAAGGTATTTTAGATACTGTTAAGAAAGTTGGAAGTAAAGTATTTGACAAATTAGGTGGCGGTAGTGAAGAAGACCTAATTAAAGATTTACAACAAAAAGCCGGAGTAAAAGTAACTGGCAAGAAGCCTGAGTTTGATGTTAAAGCAAAAGAATTGGCAAGAAGTAACCCTAGTGATTCAGCTGGCAACTTCATGAAGGGCGGAAAAGATTTAGGTATCTTCAAAGAAGAAGATATGGATGAAGCTAGAGTATTTGGTTATGATATCAACCGAGTACCTAGTTTAAAGATATCATATGATGACTCACAAGAAATTAAAAAATTAATTGAACAATTGGCACAATTGGTATATAAAGGTGAAATGGAACAGCCCACAAGAAAACAGGTTGCGGATATAAGAGCAAAGTTATTTAATATCTTACAAAGAAATGGCTTAAAAGAATCAGATTTGATGAGTATGGAAGAAGGCACTGCACACCAAGCCGATCAGAAAATTAATACACCTGCAGTACAACGTAAAGAAAAAAGCGATGATTGGAAAGTTACTACCCAAGACTTAGCAAAAGCTGATGAAAAGAATATGACTAGTCCAGCTGGTATGGCAGCATTGAAAAAACGTATGAGTACTATTGAAGAGGAAGAAGTAGACGAAAGCGCATTACAAGCATACTTGGGTGATAAGAAGTATGGTAAAGATGGTATGGATGCATTACGTGACGCTGGCCGCGAAGATGCTAGTGAGAAAACAATGCAAAACATCCGTGCTAAGTATAGCAGTAAAGAAGAAGGTGTAGCAGAAGGCGAAGGAAACAAATATGGTAGCCAAGAAAACTGGGATAGCTTGAGAAAAGATATAAAAAGTCAATACCCATACAAAAAAGGAACAACTGTAACTGTTCCACACAAAGGAAAGTTAGTTAACGGTGAAATAGTTCGCTATGAGGCCGGCGAAGGCGGTTACTCTCCTGCATATGTTGTTGATATTGGTGAGTATGAATCAATAATGGTTCAACCAAATAAAGTAAGGCGAGGTGTAGCGGAAGGCGAATTCGCAGGAGACTACGCTACAGGTGAAGCAGGTCAATGGCGTAATAAAGGTCCTAAAGCACATAAGCCAGCTACAATTGGTGACTTAGTTGGTGAAGGTGAAGAGAAAGATGCAGAGAAAAAAAATAATCCTCTAGATCCATGGAAACATGTAAGTCCTAGAGTTACTAAGCCAAAGATTCGTGGTACTGATAATTATGCAAAGTCTGGATATTATCCACAGAAAATCTCTCCTGTTAAGAAGTTAGATAAGCCATTAGCTAATGAAACAGTTGCAGAAGGTTCAGACGATTTAGCAAGAATATTAAACATTGCTGGAATTAAAAAATGAAAATTTCATCATTATTAAATGAGGCTGAAAAAACTAATAGCGGTACCGCTATGGCTGTACCAATTGATAAAGATTTAATATATAGAGCTAGAAATAAATATCCTGGTTATTCTGCAGAACAATCAATGATATTATTACTTGCAGATGAAATGAAGAATCAGGAACAAACTGACACAACTCAAAATAGATTGATTGATACTCAAAAACGTGAGAATGAACGATTAAGAGGAGCAATAACTGATTTGGGTCAAGAGTTACAGGATTTTGAACAACAATCACAAGAAACCGATCGTGAAGTTGAAAGACTAAAGCAATTAAGTGGTAAACTATCTCAAGGCGGCGCCGAAACACAAATTAAGGCAAAAGTAAGTGCAGATGATTTAGAAAAAATGCAAAAGGATTTAGAAGCATTGAAGGCTAAACCAGGCATTGATTCAGAAAAAGTCAAAGAACTAGAAGTTCAAATAAAACAGATGGCTAATAGTCCATCATTTGATAACAATGAGTTAAACAGAGTACAACAGGTTTTGAATGCACTTAATAGTAAACAAGCAGTTAGTGATGATTTATATCAAAAAGCATTTAACCAATTACAACAGACACAAGAAAAATTAGATGCAAAAGAAGAAAGATTTAAAAATTATATTTCTACTACAGGTAGGGAAGTAAGAACTAGTTCCAAAGAAATAAAAACTGGTGCTGCAGAAATGAAAAAATATGCAGATATAGTACAAGGTTATAAATCTCAGATTGATAATTTTGATAAAGAAGTTAATAAGCTTGATAAAGAAAAAGATATCATCATACAACTACGTGCAGGTGTTCAACAAGATGCACAAACTATTAGTGATATGAAAGATGAAATTAGTGCAAAACTTGATTTAATCAATGATGTAACTCGTAAATTTACAGGTAAATATGATCAGGCACAGAATGATCCAACTATGTCTATTAGACCTGGATCGGGTCCTAACGCTGATATATTAGGTACATTGGCTAAAGGTTCTGAAGATGAAAAAACTATTACTAAGGGTGCAG